TTGCAGACCCAATGTATTTCAAAGTGCAAAGAGGTGAAGTGACACAGGCAGAGTATGACGCGAAAGTCGAAGAGATTAGGACAAAATATCCTTATATATAATAAGCCTTAAATTATTATCCAATGGCAGAAGCAGCGAAGACTCCTCCCAAAGAGGATAAACCAAAAGGTTTACTAGGTAAATTGAAAGAAGCATCGGAAGACAAAGAAGAACAGATGGCTATTCTGTCAACCTTTGTACGTCTAGGCATCTTAGTCTGGAGTGGTGCGATCTTGACTCTCGCATATGTAGAGTTACCACCAGCTCTTAAAATACCTAAACAAGATCTTGATCCAACTTTCATAGCATCGGTCTTCACGGGCGTGCTGGCGACTTTTGGCGTTCAAGCTGGAAAGAGTAAGAATAATGGATCTAGTGGTGGTGCAAACATATCTAAAAAAGATATGGAGATTCTTATTGAAAAGGCATCTCAGACTGCCCCTGCACAGGTAGTTCGTATCGAACAGGCTCCTGTAAAAATTGTCCCTGATCAAAAATAAAATGTTACAAAAAATCGTAAATGGAATCGCTATCGCAAGTGGTATTGTATCTCTCACCGTTGTGGGTACTGCTGGTTATCTATATCTTAACAAGGATGCTATTCTCGAAAACGTCAAATCTAAAGTGATGGAATCTGTCTTACCAGGCGGACTTAGTGGTGTTGGAGCATTGAGTGGTGCTGCTGGTTTAGGACTACCATCACCATCGACACCAGTGCCTGATGCGTCTGCTCCAGAATCTCCTTCTATTCCACCAATATCTTTTTAGTATCTCCTTGATACTAAATAGTTGCTCATAGTCACGCAAGGAGGAACCTTGATGGACGAAGACAACGAACTCTGGTTTGACTTTAACATGAACTATACTTCTGTTAAGCAAGTCTACACCTCATTATGTTTTCATTTGGAGAAATGGCCTGGAAACAGTATCGATCCAAACGAACAAGAACGTTTACAGGAATTAAAATCTAATTTCTATAAACTTATGCTTGAAAAACAGTACATTTGTGAGTAAATTATGAACATTAGAACATGCCCAAGGTGCGAAGCTAAATGGATAGACGAACAATTATATTGGTCAACAGGCAAAGAAGGTGATCCTCATGATCTTGCAGGGTTAGTATGCAATATTCAAGACTTTGAAGACTGCATCAACCCATGTAAGGGTTCCACTAGTGGACAAACGTGGGAACAACGTAGAGCCTTTCTCGACGCTTGGAACGAGAACGGTACAATTAAAGATGACGACTAATGGACTTACAAAAAATTGCCACCTATGGAACCGCAGCAGCAGTTGTAGGAACTGGTGCCGTGGTGGGTGGCGGTCAAATTATTGATCAACAGATGGGTGGTCCTGCAAAGAGACAGGAAGTTCAATTACAAGAAATTAGAAAGGTAGTCAGAGAGGAAGTTAGGTCTGCTTTGGAGGAAGCATGGCCTACTCAATCTGGACCAGTCAAGGGTTTGAAATTGGTAACCCCTGATGCCAACAAATAATATCCCACAGATCTATGTTAATGGAACTGGATTGAGACTTATCCAGCCCATAGATACTGGTACAATTAATATTGCAAATATAAACAGACCTTGGATGACAACCCCTCCACAGTCAATTCCTTTTTCACCACCTGTAACTGTGAACATAGGTACGCCTATCGTAGATATGCCAGGGTGTGTAAAGATAAACAAAGAGAACGCTAAGAAAGATCCATCTAGGAATAAAAATTTAGTCAATGATGACCCCAAGGGTAACGTAGTATTATGTGATAGTGGTATGCCATACTACGAACCACCTGATTATCAGGCGAATGAATTGACATGGACTACAGTATATGGTGAACCAGAAGAAGTTACAGGTGGTGTTGATACAGGTGATCCACCTCCTCCACCAGATTCCAATACTGAACGACCAAATACTCCAGAAGAATATAAAGATCCTGATTGCCCTGGTCCTAATCAACTTAGAGTGGGTGATGTAACTCAGTCGGGAGATGAGAGGGTGACTGGACACCAGTTAATAACTGATCCAAATAATGCTAAGCAGAAAATTTGTGAGACATTGTACGAATCTACTACAGTTGTAGAGAAATTTTTGCCTTCCGTGCCTCAGGCAACCACTACCGTCGCTATTGCTGTAATTGCAACTGCTGGTGCAGCTGCAACACCTCTCCTACTAAGAATAATCAAACCTATTGTTCAAAAAGCAATCAAGGCAATACAAAAAAAATTCGGTAAGAAAGAGGCTAAACTCTCCATGTCCGAATTAAAAACTAATAAGTATAGAAAAGAAAAAGGATTACCAGAACTAAGGTTTGGTGATAGAAAGAATATGATAAAGGACTTGAAGAAGTCTAGTAAGTAAAGGTTATATTACCAGAGACAATCAACCTTTGTTCATTGGTAGGTATGGTTTCATGCCATAACCATGAAGGGAAACAAATTATATCACCACTACTCTGACCATCAGGAACTAATGTGTTACCTTGAGTGTCAGTAAAACGAAAACACTTTTGTTCTGGCACATCTACAAAGTGAACCCAAGATATATCTGAGGGAACATGATTATGTTCTCCTATATTGTTACCTTGATCATATAGTTGTGACCAGTATGTATATGTGTATGTTGATTTATTGAAGGCGCCTACATTCTTTACGATATCTTCTACAATAATATCGTATCTTTCATTTAGAAATTCATCTGGTCTCTGATCTGCATACTCTTGATTCATCCAGTAAGAACTTTTATGATTGTCAATCAATTCTATGTTCGACAGTCTGGATTTTAATTTGTTTATTATATTATCTGAGAGCTTAATGTTATCATGAGACCAATAGGGTGGTCTAAACATTAGGGTATTTCAAATGTTCCTAGATCTTCAGCAGTTCCATTTGGTTTTTCATCCCAGTTTGGTTTAGGCATCTCATGTGTATGAGGAAGTAATTGACCGCCAGGATTTGTAACTACTACGTCAGCACATACAGAATAGTATGGTGATTTGGGGTGGAAAAATATGCCGCTCTTTTTCAATTCGCCACAATTCTTGAGTCTCGCTAGTTCAAAATCTAATCTCTTGTTTGCAATGAGTTGACCTTGCATATCATTCTGTAGTTGTGCTGCTTCCATACATTGTTTCTGTAGTTTTCTATTCAATGGTATGGATAGTGTGGCAGATAAACCAAGATTTAATGATTGGTTTGCTGTCATGTCAGTACGAACAGGTTTTTCCCAGATCACTTGGCCTGGATTGTCTGGTATGCCGTCTGGACCATCTACATCTATGGTAATCTCCATGTCTTCACCATCAGGGAACCATCTAGTTCCATCTGCTTTAGTCCTTGTGTCATACCATGACTCCCAAGGATAGTTCTTTACGGTTACAGTTTGTTGGGTTATACGACCAGTGAAGTCAGTAGTATTATACTGAGGTTCCATTACGAAATCTCTCCACGGATCTTTTCTACTATCCGCAAACTGTAAGTATGGTGTGAAGTTGATAGTGGCACCTTGACATTGTACGCCACCACCGTAAGTATTAGTTATATACGGTCCTTGAAGGACCTGAATAGCTTGATTCGTAACACTGCCCGAGCTGTTCGCGATTGGATTTGCTGTCGCTGAAACTCCTCCGACATTCTCTGCTAATGCCGCCGTCGGACTAATAATTGATAGTACTAATGTACTTACTGCGTAAACGTTGAAGTTGTGTCTGTTACGCTTTCCACGGTAGTTACTCTCTGGATTATGGTCTGGTTCGTCATGCCAGGTCCTTGGTAGCTCTGAGTGAATTGGAACGCTCCGCCTGGATTTGTTATCGTAAAGTTGTTTGGGCTGGAGAAATCTAAGGAGTCGAAGGAACTTGTTACCGTTCCTGTTACCACCGCTCCTCCTGTTGCTCCCGCTGAACTGCTTGGTGTCACGTTCACTGTTGATGTAGTCACTGGTGGGTTGAGAGGTTCTCCGTTGTTGGAAACCCCAACCCCCGTCACGCTGTATTCCCATCCTGTCCTCATATCGATAGAATTTATTGTCTCCGTCACGGTAGAACTCGTCTCCGTTCTGGAGGTCATGCTGCCCTGTTGGAAATTAGGCACCACAGGCACAGCATTCGCAGTCCTCACATTCGCAAGGACAAACGCACCCACAACAATCGCAAGTACTCTCTTCATTACTCATGCTAATCCACGCTGATTTCGGACACAAATTGGCCAGTAGCTGTAGTACCCGCCCCGCCAGCTGTTAGTGTCATAA